CAGTTGAAGTACCAGCAGGAATTAATACTCCTTCGATGTCATCTCCAGTAGTAAAGTTACTAGAACCACCTCTTGTAGAAGCATCGTTTAAGTATTTCCAGCTTGTCTTATAAAAATCGTAAGATCCTCTTCTAAATCCTGAGAACTGTAAATTAAGAGCCATTTCTTCAGAATTTTCAAATACACCGTAAGATGTACCACCGATACCATAAGAGTTTTGCGAAGCAAGCATGTTATCAATATCAAGCTCAGTAGCTCTGTCTAAGAATAACATATTTTCTTCAATAGCTCCCTGGCTATCTAAGTTCTCAAGAATTGTATCGAAGTCAGCTAATGCACCAGCGAAAGCAGAGAATACATTACCTCTAGCTTGGATAGCAGCAAATAAACCTTCAGTACCTAGTAAAGCAGCATTGGCAGCATTAAAGTCTGTAATACCAGCTTGTGCTTGAGTATGGAATAAATTTGCAGATGCAGCGTTTACAGCAGCATTTTCACCTTCAACCATAACCATTTCTAAGTAATCTTCGAATCTTAATCTAGTTTCTGATTCAGCTTTTAGATACCATAAGTATCCAGTTGCACCATCTTCTGTAGTTACTTCAACCCAACCAATTTGTGCAGTATCAGATCCAGATACAACGTATCTATCTCTAATAATAACTGGTTTGTTAGAGAACTGAGTGAAAGAAGGTTCAACGTTTTCTAATACTCCTGAACTTCCTTTTGGATATTCAGAACCATATACGAATACTTTATATCCTACAGCATCAGCAGGAATTTGACCACCACCAGCAGAAGTTTCCTGATATGGGAAAACTTGGATTTCATTCGCGTTAAGTGCAGATCCAGCAACAATACCAGAGTCAGCAACATAAGCTTTGATTGAATCACCACCAGACTTAGGCATAATTACTACAGTCATACCTGGAGTAACAACGTTTGCAAGTCCAGCTGTTGGGACGACAAATAAATCTAATACGTTTCCTGGCGCACCTAATGGTTGCACAGTATCGTAAGATATATGTAATCTATTTTGTTCAGACCAAACTACTTGGTCAGAAGTCATCGGCATTTCAGCGCCGACCATTCTAATAAAGCCACCTAGAGTTCTATTTCCATATCTCTCTACTTCAGCTTCATAGATTTCGGGTAAGTACTGTTGAGCAAAGTCATTAGTACCGTCCGTAAAACTAAGGTAGTTATCCGACGTGATCTGTTGGATCTGCGACGGGTTTAACGTACCAAATAAAGGATTTAAGGGCATAATTAATTGTTTTTAAATTATCGTTTTTTAATTTTCAATTTACTCGTATCAGAACCACTAATCGCACGAACCTTCAGACCACCAACAAATACATCACCACTTGGAGACGTACGCGCCTCTGTAGATACATTTTTTGATTTATTAACAACATCTTTAACAGCGTCGGCTTTGCCTTGCTCATAAAAATGATGCGCTATTTTGTCCGCGTTTCTAGCAGCAAAGATTGCTTTATGATAACCTTGAGTATCTTGTACGTTGCCCTTATCGTCCAGAAACCTCTGAACAAAGTCTTGTAAGTTACTCTGAGCCTTTGCAACTTCATTTGGATTTTTAACACCGTATCTATATTTCTTTTCACCAACTTCGAAATCAAAACCTTTGAATTCTTCAGTGAATAAACCAGACGTTTTTTGTTTAAAATCTTCATGTTGTTGTAAAGCAACTTCCTGATTTTTTTTATAGCGACTGAAAAAGTCAATAGCTTTTTGTTGATCTTCAGTAACACCGGGTCTTAATCTAACCTGATCATAATACTTACTTTTAAGATCATCTAAAAAGTTTTTGGCTTTAGCAACCTCTTCTTTATAAGCGAGTTTTTTTCTTTTGATGTCTCGCTCTTCATCAACATCTTCATCATAGTCGAAGTTTTCTTCCATGATAAATTTTATTTCCTCATCATTAAGATGTGGTTTACTTTTTTTGTAATATTCTTTTAATAACACGTTTGTGTCTACGGTAGAATAATCAGCGTTTAGTCTAACAAAATCTTCAATTGTTCCATTTGTTTCTTCCATAAACTTTACAAGCTTTTCAATATTCTCTGGTAATATTGGCTGCTCTTTTTCAATAGTTGGTTTTGTTTCAACTACAGGCTCTTCAGTAACCTCTTTTAAAGGGGTAACTTCTTCTACTTTTTGTTCGGCGTCCCGTACTTCTTCAACCACTCCTTTGCTGTCTTCACTGTCTTTGGGTTTTTCGACAACAACATCGCTATCATTTGTCTCTTGTGTTTGAACGGCATCTTGCTCTTGTTTTTCTTGTGTTAAATCTACTTTTGCTTCAACAGTTGGTTCAACTGTTTCTTCTACTTTTTTGCTTAAATCTACTTTTGCAGGTTCTTGTTTTTCAATCTGTTTTTTAATAGATTTTTTCTTGATCTTTAGAGATCCAGAATCTTTAGTGTTTGCCATAATAAAATAATATAAAATTAATAAAAAAATCTACACAAATTGATCTAAATCATAACCACCTGGTAACTGTTCATTAGTTTCAAAGTCAATAGGTTGTGAATCATTATTTCTTTGTGAAATCATTTCACTTTGTTGTGTAGCTTGAATTTTTGTTCTTTGATCTTTACGATCTTCTATTTCTTTTTCTTTTTCTTGTCTAGATAACATATCCATTTCAGCTAGTTTCATATCAAACTGATACTTCATCTGCATTAACTCTTTTTTAATTTGAGCTTCTTTTTCTATTTTTTGTATTTCAAATTGAGACTTACCTTGTTCAATTTGTAACTGTGTTTGAGCCATAGCCTCTTGTTTTTGAACTTCAGACATAGCTGCAGACTCAGCTGCTTTAGCATTAGCTTGAGCTTGCATTTGTATATTAGCTTGTTGTTGCTGCTGTTCTTGAGCTTGTTTTTGTTTACGTCTTAGTTTTAACAATTGATTAGCTAGTTTAATATTTTTTATTTCTCTAATATCAATTGCGTCCTCTAAGTTAATACCACCACTTTGTAAAGCTATTTGTATACTTCTTTCTAGCATAGCTTTTTCTTCTTCATCTGGCTCTAATTCTAAATAAATACCAAAGTCATGAAGATTTAAATGTTGTATTTCGTCTAACGTACCTACGTTAAAAGTACTAATAGATGATTTTAAAGACTGAGCTAACAACTCATGGTCTAAACAATCAGCTACTCTAAGCGATATATTTTCTGCAGTTCTAACGGCTAAATATAAACCAGCTTGTAATATATGTCTAGTTGCTACGTTAGAATTATAAGCAGCTAACTTTTGTAATCCTACTAACGCGTCTGGATCTGGAGTACTAGCATCTCTAGCCTCATTTAATCCGGTCACATCTCTTATCATCTGTAAATAGTATTGATAAGTTTGTATAAGACTTTGTAATTTAGCACCAGCATTTGAGGTTCTTAATTCTTGTATTGGAACTTTACCTCTATTAGGATCACCTTCTTGAGTTAAACTTCTACCAACTATACTACCAGTTTGGAAATACATGTTTAATGCTTCTTGAGGATTATAGTTTGTACCATTACCTAAATCAACTTCAGCTAAACCATCTACATCTACGTATACACCATCTGGTACCATACGAGATATTACTTGTTGTAATTTTAAATGAGTTAACTGTATCATATCAGCAAACCCAGTTATTCTACTTACAATAGATTCTATTCTACCATGATACATACGTGGTGCACATATAGAATAATTCATATGTACCTTTGTGCTATCAGCAAAAGGTCTAGACATGTTTTCAGATAACTTCCACTGAATCATATCGTTTATACCTAATACTTTTGCCCCAGTAAATAAAACCTCTATAGATCTTGAAACTCTATCAAAGTTATCATTTTCTTCAGGATTAAATGTATCTGGTTTTTCAAGAGCTTTTTCTAAACCTTGATCTGTTTTTTTAATCTTAAACACCTGGTCCATATATGTTTTATATTCAAAAAACATAACAGCAACTACATCAGGTGCTTCATTATAATTTCTTAAATAATTTTGCTCACCTGGAAATTTTTCTATTTCTTTTAATTGACCATCTGTTAAATAAGGAAACTGTTTTTTAAGCTCAGCTATACTTATCATTTTAACTTCACCAACATAGTATAAGTCTTCAAAATTTGGATCTTTTGTATAAGAATAAACTAATTCTGCTGGATCTACATATTCTACTGTTACACCATTTGAAGTATTAAAATTAGTTTTAACAGCACCAATACCAAGTATTACTAAATCTTGTAATATTCTTTTTTTAGTTTGGTCAAATTTATTTTTAGCTAGTACATTAGATATTACTTCTTCTTCAGCTATTTCTATACTTTGTTTATAGTTAAGCTGCATGTGTAAAGATAACTCTTCTTTGTTTTCAGGTAGATTTTCTTTATGTTGAGTAGAATACAAGTCTATACCTAAAACATCTTTGGCTTTTCTTAAATAATCTCTAGCAGATATATCACGCATTAAAGCAGTTGCATAATCAGTTCTTTTCTTTTGTGAATCAGGATCTTGTGAATAAGCTTTTATATCATAATCTCTATCAGCTAATCCATTTACTACTATATCAACAAACTTAGATATAATAGGAACAGGTTTCCAGTCTAAATTTAAATAAGATAAATCACCGTTTATAGCTAGCTCATCTTTATACTTCTGTATTGATTGCTCGCCTCTAGCGTAAAGTCTTCTATTGTGATATTCAGAATAGTTAGTTTTATATAATCCATATCTAACGCTACCGCTACCATATCTATTATTACTAAACCATTCGTTTTCAATAGCTCTAGCTACTTTCAAGCCGTATTCATATGTGTTCTTTTCCTCAAAAGGTACCACCTGACTAGGAAAGCCACTTAGATAATTAGTGTCAACACCATTCATTTATTCTATAATTTTTGAAGTATAACCAGAGTTACTGTATTTTTTAAAACCCAAAGGTACTACCTGTCTTTTAAAATCAGCAACTGGTTTGTATTTATTTTTATTACAAGCCATTATAGCTAACCCCGAACTAATTGCTGCATCAAACTTAGTTCTATTGTTTATATTAAATTTAGCCCAGTCTTCAAGAGTACGTTGAAAATACATATCACCATAACCATCGTTACCGTATCCTACATAATTTTCTATATACATCTCAATAGCAGCGGCGTGAGCTTGCTTTATATCTTCGCTTGAGTTTGGTATACCACCTACTTCTTTTTCAGTGGTGGATAACTTATTCCAAACTTTATCAGGTCTATTCATAGAGTAACCTCTATATCCTCTTCTTTTTAAATAATAAAGTAATCTTGGTTTATTATTTTCTGCTAATAACGGCATGCCATAAAATACCAAAGCCATTAAAACATCTTCAAAAAATATATCAGCTGTTTGTGGTCTAGCTATATATTCTAAAAAGAAATGATTAGGAGGCGCGTCTTCCATGCTAAACTTACTTAAACCATGTAAAGCACCTTTAGAACCTTTTTTATCTACTGTACCTGATATATCATAACTGTCACAGCCAAAAGCACCCATGTGTTCATTACCAGGATGTTTTGTATTATTTTTTAAAATAATATTGTTTTGCAAACTTGGATTTGGAACCCAACTAATATTAAATCTACCATTTTTGCTTGGTATAAATATTACTTTAGTATCTTTTAATCCATCTTCCCATTGAAAATTACCTTGTGTAACTAATGGGCTCATTGCCAAAACTTCTTCATTATAATCTATTTGCTCATAAAGCTTTGTTAAATTAAATAATGAAGCTTTTGTTTCATCTCTAAACGCATGTTTTTCTGTACGAGGAAACTGCCTATAAAACTCGTTTAAAGCATCTTGATCTTGTTTTAAACCATCAACTTCGTTTTGCCAATAATCAATAACACCTAACGTAATTTCATGCCCATCGGGACCAATTGTTTTTGTTCTAGGTGTTTCGAATACAGGTATGCCATAAGTATCGATGTATCCTTCGTAGTTCCATTCCATAGGTATGAACAAAGAATAGAGTCCCGAACGAGTCTGTCCGTTGGCGTTTCGTTTAGTAACATCGGAATCATAGTATAATTTTTTAAAGTTATCCCCACCTTTATCTAATGAATTACTAGTTGAACCCATCATGCATTTTCCAACTATTCTACTACCTAGTCTTAATGTGGTTTTCGTGACCCTCCAGTTGTTGAGGATGTTGTTGGGGCGCTCCCATTTCCCCGACTCATCGTGAACGAGGAGTTTGAGTTTCTCACCGTCGTAGGAGTTGTCACCGGTATTCTTCCAGTCGATTGTTGTGTCCAACCCCTTGAGTGTGTTCTGTAGGGTTTCATCGGTGGTGGTGGCGGTAAGTTTACGTCTGGTAAATTTACTGGCTGGGACACGGTAGGCAAGCTCGGTCTTTGGACGGTCCATTCCGTCCTGGGTCGGTTTGAAAAAGAAGGGGTAATTAACTGATATGGGTACCACCTTATCTGTGAACATGGATTTCGCATCAGGTCCAGACTTGGATAATATACCATACCTGGAGTCACTTGATATGGTTGCCAAGTTAACCACCTCTCCTGAGGCCATAAAAGAAAACCCGGACCGCCTATTCTTAAGGTAACACATCCCAAAGGATCGTGAATCTGCCTTACAAGCTTCCCAGAAAATAAAGAATAATCTATTTGACTCCCTGAAGTCTGGAGCCCCGACGTCAATCTTAGACCACTGCAAGTACATGTAATGAGTACCACTAATGTAAGTAGAAACGTTTTGGTTATAAAACCAAAAACCTTCTTCTCTACGAGTAAATTCATTATCGATGTAATCATACCATTGCTCTTTAAAATCATCTGGATATTGTTTAAAATCAAAAACAGTTTTTATTTTGTTTAACTCTTTTGGATATTCAAACTTATTCCATTTATTATTTTTAAATCTGTAAACATCTTTTTCTTTAGGTAAAGCTATTTTAAGATTTTGTATTTCATATATGTCTCCAATAGTTCCATCTTTACTTATTACAACTACATCATATTCCTTGTTGTAACCATACTTCCATTTTTTAGATTTGTTTAATCTTTTTACTACTTTAGGATTTATATGTTCCTCTAATATTTTATATAAACTTTGCTGATACATTACTTAGATCTCCCTTCTGCAAAACCTTTAAAAGTTTTTTGTTTAACCTCTTTTGGTTTAGCTTCTAACATATCTTTTTCTTCTTGTATACGGTTAAGTATTTCAAACGCATCAAATATTGCTAGTTTTTTAGTAGCAGCAGCGTTTTTTAAACGATCAGCTGATATGTCATCATCTGAATCTACAATAGGTTCTTTAGCAACCTTTATTAATTCGTCCACTGCCTTTTGCCCAGCGTGGATTATATTCAACTTCGTTTCCTTTGTGTTCATACTTAGCAAAGATATTTTTAGATTTCATACAATATAAAAGTTCTTCATCAATTAAAAACCTCCACTCTCTTCCTGGTGGATAACCTACTACATCACCTGTGTTTAAACCTTTTTGTTTTAACTGATTGTTATTATATTTTATAACGCCAATTAAATCTTTGTCTTTTATTGGTTTTATAAAACAATAATCACCAAATGTTTTCCATTTATTATTTTGGTTAAATAAATATATTTGGTCAGGAGAAGCAAAATACATGTCTTCATTAAAGTAAGACGCAGAGTTTCTTTCTTCTCCATTTTGATCATACCATCTTCTAAATATATTATGGTGTACAACTATAATGTCACCAACATTTATTTCTGTTTGATATGCTGTAGGTGTTGCAATAACTTTAGCAAACCTACTTATAAACTCAAACTCTTCTATTGAAGTGTTTATAATTAATTTTTTATTACCGACTCTTAATTCATTTTCATATCTTTTATTAAGAGGTTTAATAATAAAGTTTTGAATACTTCTCATTAATATTCTAAATCATACTCAACAGATATAGCCATGTTAGAATTAAATTTCTTCCATGGCAATACCTCATTGTTTTTCTTTATATAAATATTATAAGAACTATCAGCTGAATCTAACAATATACAAGATATTTCATGACCACCATAAACCTGTTGGCCAATAGAATAATGCATAGCGTCGTTTTTATAGTCAGCGCCAATACTGATCTTTCTTATATTAGATTCCATTAGTCAACTTTTTTTAAGTTTTCTTGAGGAATTTCTTCGTAAGATCCGTCTTGAACGTTAATATTAATAGCACCGTATTCTTCTTCTAGTTCTTTTTTAAGATCGTCCATTTTGGATTTAAGAACTGGAACTTGTGCTAGCATATCTTGCTTTTGAGCTTCAATCGCTCCCACTTGATTTATTACCGTGGCCATTTGCGCTTGTGCTTCTTGAATTTGTTTTAACTGTTCTTCAGTTATTTTTTTTACTTCTTTACTCATAATTTTAATTTAATTTAATTTTTAATATACTTTACTTATTTATTATTACCTATAGATTTGAATTTTTCCGCTCCACGCGAACCAAAATAAGCTACATAAACCGTAACTAAAAGCGTTTGTAATAACTGTACCCAGCCATCAGCAACGTTAAAGTCTATTTCAAAACTATCTAATAATATTAATATAACCATAGAAACTGTAAGAAATACTAAAGACATGGGCCTAGTATTTTTACTTAACCATGAATCAGACTTCATATCTGCAGCCCAACGCTTTGATACTTCTTTCATTTCTACAATATCCATTTCTAAAAGCTTCATAGCTTTTTCTTTATCTTCAGGTGGTAATACATTATCAGGTTCTTTTTGTATTAAATTTTTAACCATACCTAAAACACCTTGATCAGGTAATACATCACCTACAGTACCTAATATACCTGGAGCTGCTTTGCTTAAAAACGCTCCGACTTTTGTTTCGCTAAATTTTTTTTTGTTTGGCATAAGCTTCTTTTTCCCAAGGTAAATTTTTATCACCCTCGTTCATTTTAGACCTTAAATATTTTTTACCTTTCCAATAAACATACTTGTCATCATAATATAAATCACCTCTCATTATTTGATCAGTGTGTACTTTTTCATGACTTATAGTTTGTTCCTCAACATCCTTGGGTAAGTTTTTATTTATAACAATACACCCAGTGTTTAATGTAACACCATGGACTGCTGGATCTTTAAACTCTACTCTATACACAGGAGTATTATCTATTGTGTATGGAGCTTTAATTTTAAAGGCCATTATCTTTTATAGCTACAACCTTTTTTCTTAGCGCCTTTTCTTTCAATCATAGCAAAATCGTTAGCATCTACATCGCCGTCGCCATCTCCCATTGCATCGATTTTTTGGCCGCCTTTATTTAATTTTGCTGCAGCTCTATCATCAACTGGCGTAAACTGTTCTAGGTTTCTAACCTTTCCATAAACATCGCTTAATGGATGTATTGTACCTGGAAGCATTTTAGTAGCTGCTCTATCATAAGCCATTAATGTTTCATCTTTTTCATCTACTTTTTTAGTTACATGATGTTTGTCATCATAAGCGTGCATTGATTTATCTGCTCTACGCAATTGTTGTTTTGCATCGTAAATTAATTCTCTGTCATGAATCATTGTATATCTTGGGTGATTACCCGTATATCCGTGTCCCATTGTTTTAGTTTTTAATTGTTAATTTTTAATCTAATCTTTCAAATGATATTTCTATCGGTCTATTACCTGTATCTGATGGAAAAGGATTTACACCTCCTACAGTAAATTCTACTTCTACTTTTATTGTATCGCCTGCGCTAAATGTTTGAATTAGTTCTCCATAAAATATTTTATCCCCTGTTAATTCTGTAGATTTTTGATCAATAACATCTACAGGGGTAGGACCTGCTAAAATGAAAGAAACTCTCATTTCTACTTGGCTTGTTTGATCAAACCAATGCTGACAGGTTCTTACTTTCCAGGTTCCTCCTCCATCTACTCCTAATGTAAAAGTAGCTTCTTGACCTGCTGTACCACCAGGTGTGTTAGCACATGTCCAACCATATTGTGTAAAAGCTGTTGGGCCTGGAGCATTTTTTTGAGCTGCTATTAAAGCTGTTGGATTAAACGGTAAAACACTAGCGGTAGCACTAAGCCAATTTGTATATGCAACTGGAGTACCATT